CTAGTCGGTCAGGCCGACAGGTTGAAATGTGAACTCCAAAATATCTTTTGGCAGTTGCTCGGTATCAATAAACTTTTGCCTATCTCTAACCTCTTTAATGCTCATACCAAAAACCTTTCTATGATTGGCGCACATCCAACAGCCGCACAATGCTGGAGTGCGGTAGCACATACCCACACTTCGATCAGTGGCGTGTCCAGCATTATTATATTTGCTTCTTTTGAATTTGAGGCGCTTCTCATGATGGCGTCTTATTGCTCTACTTCGCATTAATGACTCCAGATGTCAGTTGTTCTGAATAACCGAACATGTGAAATAGCGATATGTGAATTCCCATAACGGAACAATATCAATAACTTAAACTATGCCACCCTCATCAATGAAGGTAACACCCTCGAATTCGGGGGAATTAAAGTTTGAAATACCCATTACCGAAAAATAGAGAATCATTAAACTTCCGAATTCTTTCTTCACGCTCTTCTTCTGACAATTTATCGCGCTCAGTGTAAGGGTTGGCTTTTGCTAAATCAGCCCTAGTTGGATATTTAGAATCCGTCGAATTCGTCATACATATAAACTCCAGATAACAAAAAACCCCGCCGTAGCGAGGTCTTGATAAAATTAAGTGTGGTAAGTAATAAATCGCCCACTATTTAGAGATAATAAGGCAATTACGGACAAAATGCAAGCAAGGTTGTTTGTATAACTAACTACTTAGTAACTTGACTAAACACTGCTTCAGCATCACTTTCCTCACTAAAACATTTACTAATTAACATCTCATAGAATGGCTTCCAATTTCTACGCCATGTTCTCTCATTTAATTCTGGTAACAGTTTACTAATCGCTTGATATGCAACTGAAGAAGGCATTCTTTTATAACCACGACCTGAGCAACGAGGACAATCTTTAAATACAGGTACACCCTGTAATTCTGTTTGCTCTTCATCTAATACCTTACCTCGCCCTTTGCACCGACAACGATAAGTTAATTGCCCTTTACCGTTACATGCCTTACAAATAACTTTTTCAATTTCCTCAACTTTACGTTCAGTGTTTGTATATCGTTTAGGTTGCCCTTTAGAGAAGATTGGGAAAATAGCTGCCCTAGTGGAATATTTTGTTGTAGTGATTTTTTTATGGATCATCCCTTTTCCATTACACGCTGAACACTCACACACCGAACCCGCTGAACGGGCGTAATCTTCAAACGCCATTTTTGCGAGGATCACTAAACAGTAACCCAACTTATTTCCCGCCGATTTAGCCACCAGCTTAGGTGTTACTTTAAGTGCATATTGTGTTAACTGTTCTACGGTGCTGAACTTGTCTTCTTTGCTTACGTCATTCTTAGCAAAAAAAGCAGACATGCCAAACTTAGCGCGTTGTTCTGTCATACCTAATGCCCCAGCACTGTCCATCCCTTTTAATCGGTCAGGAGAAGTAGAACAAGAGCTGTCACTGAATGTGGGTGACTTAGGATAAAATTGTTTTAGTGCTGATTCTAGTTTCACTTAGTCACCTCTATTGTAATTTGATTAATGTTCATTAAGGGCACTTCCTTGTGTTCTATCAGTCAACTAGAATGTTTAATGCTTTACTTCGTTTCTTTTGGTGCTTTCCCCTTGCTCTTGAAAGTGGGTAAGTTCCGAGTGAAGATGTTCCTTTTCAGCCGTTAGAATTCTAATAGCGTTTCGAGATTCAACTAGCTTGTCGTACATTTCAACAATCATACTTGCGCCTGCTAATTCTTTAATTTCGTCCTCTAAATTATGCTGCTCTGTTACCCATCCCTCAGGCCATCCATCACCATGGACCTCTTCCTCCTTCATTTTTTTCTTTAGTGCCTTGTAGTTATCTATTGCTTTTTTCAACATTAATTTTCTATTTTCCATTCTTAAATTCCTCATTCAGTTAATGTTTGGTTATATCCTGCATCCGCCACGGCTCCTCGTAATGAGAAGATGGCATGTTGGCAATATAATTATAGGGTTCTGCTTTTTCTTTGGTTAAAAACTGATGTGAGTTGGATTCTAAATACATACCAATAGCCCCTTCCCAACCTTCGCCATTACGTTGTTTTTCGAGTAGTAATAACGATCCTGGTTTCGCAAGTAGTTCTAAATCCTTATCGGTAAGCAACGCATTATATTTTTGTTTCTCTAATACCTTTTCTCTGCGTTTATCTCGCCAAATTATCATGACGTTATCCGCAAGGTCGGTTATTGCGCCCGTACCTTTTACATCCATTTTACCCGTGGGTTTTTCTTCACTTTCAGCCTTTCGACTATGTGTTACCAAAATAACGTGACTGTTCGTTCTATTCTTAAAATCACACAAGGCTTCAATAAAGTTTTTTTGTTCTGAATAATCATCGTCTGAGCAAACTTTTGTCAGACTATCAACAATAAACAACTTCACACCATAGCGACGATTAGCGTAGTAAAAAATCTCGAGGAGGCGATCCGCTTTCGCCCTTCCTGTTAACCCAAATAACCATAATTTTTCTTCGTAAAATTTAAATGCCGATTCGAACTCTAATTCTGGTGGTTTTGCTTTGCAGGTCACTTGACGGGTAAGTCGTTTTAATAACATACCGGGTTTCAACTCTAAAGAGGCCACGCAAGCGCGTACACCTTGTCTCATAGCTTCGCAAACGATATGCCCTGCTATTTCCGTTTTACCATGACCGTTCACGCCATTTAACACGGTTAATTCAGACTCTCGGAAATTAAAGTTATAATTCATGGGCTCCCAAGGCGTACGGAATAGGTATTGTTCTTTGCCGTAAATCGCATCCCATGTATCTTGATAAAACTCTTGTGCGCTAAATAATTCTTCAGGATCGAAGTAAGGGGCTTTTTCTAAATAACCGCCTAACTCCTCTCTTGTCATTCCTGCCTGTAAGCATTCATTGATGTCTTTATGGGGTAGCTTAACCAAGCGACAGCGGTACTCACCCAGGCGACTGACAATCTCTTTCGTAGCTTCTCTGCCTACCTCGTCGTTATCTAGTGAAAGCCAAATTTCGGTGAAGCGTTCAAGGTTATGGTATTCAAACTCAATCCATTGCTGCTTAGCGCCTTTGCCACCACCAAACGGCACAGATAGCGCAGATAAACCATATTGACGATAGCTCATGCAATCAATCTCGCCTTCGCAGATAATTACGGAGCGTGCATCGTTGGGGATCTGATCCCAACCAAACAGACAAGGCTCACAATTAGCCTCTGCCATAATGATTTTCTTACCGCTTGGGCGTTCGGTGCTAATGCGCTTAACCTGTAATAATTTACCGTCTCTCTCGAAGGGAAAGGCAATGGCGGGAAGCTCCCTGTTCAATTCATGAGACCACACCACCGCATCACTCACTTTGTATAACTCAGCCACTTCTCGACTAATACCTCGACCTTCAAGATAGCTATAACACGCATCAGGCTTACGTAAATTTTTGCCATAGGTGCTACGATTAGGTCGTGTGAATGCCTTTTGCTTTTTCACTGCAAAATGATGATCGGTATCTAAAATACCTAAGAATTGCTTTGCCTCAGACATGGCTTGATGCAAGCTACACTGTCTTGCCTGAACCCATAGATTTAATAAATCACCACTTTCCCCTGTTGCAAAATCACACCAAACGTTTTTATCCGAAAGATTGATTTTCATGCTATCACCTGCCTCACCATTGAGAGATCCAACGGTCCACTCATGGCCTTGTTTTTTGCCATTAGGGAACAAGTGGCGAACAACGCGATCCACATCGTTACTCAATTTTTCTGATAGCTCACTGGGTGTCATTACGCTTCCCTCAAATCCAATTTATCAAACCAATACGTCACAAACCTTGCACTCACTAATCCGTGATTGAACCCAAACATCAGCACAGCCTTAATTCGGGATTTCATGCTCGTCACCAGTCTTGGATATACAGCCCGTTACCACAGTCGATGTATCCACCAACGGCGGTTTTAGGCGGTGTTTGATTACGTTGCTGACCTCGTTTAAATTCACTGGCATTGCGAAGCCAAGTGTTTAATGCCCGCCCCCAATCAGCGAATACAGATCCCTTGCTGAGGTGGTGATCGGTGAACTTCAGAAATTCTTCTTGCAAACTCACACCCAACTCACTGGCTAAGGCTTGGTGTTTTTCTGTTGGGGCAAAGTCTTCTGGCATAGCCCGTTTTTGAGATTTTGTTTTTTTGGAAGAGGGTTGAGATTTTTTTTCGTCCGCGTTTTCGCGGTTAATAATATTCTCTGTAGTAATCTCTGTAGTAGTCTCTGTAAGATCGAAATCAACTTTTGCCCCTTCGCCAACTGAGGTTTTGGCTGTCCCGAAATCAGATTTACTGTTTCCCGAAATCGATTTCTTAGTTTCGGGAGATTGATGCTCATATTCATCACAAAAAGTAGTTTTTGACGTAACGATCTCATCTAAACGATCGCAGTCGATACGGTAGTAAACTTTATGTTGTAGACGCTTATGAGTTTCAATAAGTATTCCTCTTGAAACCAATTGTTTTCTAGCTGTAGCTTGCTGACTAAAGGTTAATCCAGTTTCTTTTTTAATTTCCTCTTGGCTCTTATAAACGCCTAATTCGGAAATCGTTTTATCTTGCCAGTAAAAAATTTGACCAAAAAAAATAACGGCATGTGGGCTTCCCATGAACTCCACTAAGCCAGGGTAATATGCAACAGGTCTACCAAAGTCTAGTAATAGGTCAGATGGTTTCATGAGTTACTCCCATATTTTCAAAATGAAATATAAAATTCATATCAATCCCCATCTTCACCACAAGATCATTTTCAAAAAGATAATCAACTTGTGGTTGATTAAATAAACTCGTGTGGAAGGTTTCTTTAAAAGCACACATTCTGCGAAACTGCTCTAATGATTTTGCGCCTTTAGATAAATTACAGGAGTAACAACTAGGTAAGAGATTATCGATATTGTTGTCACCGCCTCGAGCTCTTGGGTGAACATGATCTATAACGAAATTATCCTCGTTTAAAATCGCACCACAGTAAGAGCATTCCCCTTTAGTTTTATTAAATACTTTTAACTTTTTCATCTGGGAAATCTTGATGCCCATCACTCCACCTCGGCATGTTGGTTTGGTGCATGAGAGTTACCTTCAGGATGCGGAAATAAGTCAGGTAAATCGGGGCGAATTTCGTACGGCTTTACCTCTCCGTTTGTCGCATTAACTATCGACATTACGTAATCAGCCTTAACTCTTCGTCCATTCAACCAACGGAAAACTGCAGGCTGAGTTACTCCGCAAGCTCTAGCTAGTGCAGCTTGCCCCCCTAGAATGCTGATTGCTTTTTTGATATGTTCATTCATATTACTAATTCCAATAGTTATTAATTTTTCTAAGAATAACATCTGGAATAACTTTGAGCAATAACTTATAGTTTGTTTGAGGTTAATAACAAAAGGTATATAATCCCAAAATGAAAACATTCTCTGATAGACTAAACTTCGCTATGCGAAACGCTGGATTATCACAGGCTGACCTGGCTCAGTCGGTAGGGGTCGCTCAACCAACAATATGGAAGCTAACCACAGGAAAATCTCAATCAAGTAGAAAATCTATGGAGATCGCGGAAGCTCTTGGCGTAGATCCAGTGTGGTTAACCACGGGGAGTGGTGAACCCTTCTCCAAAAATGAAACACAAAAATCAAGTAGCATGGGAAATGAAATCCCTGTAAAAACATGGAGTTCAGACACCATCTTGGATGATGATGAAGTAGAGGTTCCTTTCCTTAAGGATATAGAGTTCGCCTGCGGAGCAGGAGCTTGCGGGGATGATGATTACAATGGATATAAAATAAGATTCTCTAAATCCACATTAAGAAAAATAGGCGCTAAATCAGACGGTTCAGATGTAATTTGTTTTCCAGTTAGAGGAAACAGCATGGAACCAATACTACCCGATGGTTCGACGGTTGGTGTAAATATTAGTGATAAACGCATCCATGATGGGAAAATATATGCCATAAATCAGGACGGGTGGAAGAGAATAAAATTATTATACAGAACAGGCCCAGAAACGCTGACAATTAGGAGTTATAACTCGGAGGAATACCCAGAAGAGACAGTTGATATTGCAAACGTAGAAGTAATAGGTCGTGTTTTTTGGTGTTCAGTTCTTTTTTAGCACAAAAGTTATTATAAAGCAGTAAAGCCAGTATTTGACTGGCTTTTTTTTCACCTAAAAAACAACAAGATATAAAATAAAATAACTTTTATTAACTTTAGTTATTGCAATAAGTTAAGTTATGAATTACCTTTAAGACACCAAAACAAACCAAAGGTAATTAACTATGGTTATTAGTAATCTAAAAATCAAAGATACCATCGAGACTATTACTGCTGAAATTATTGAATCTGTAACATTGCTAGAAAAAGTATATGGAGAGTGTGAGGATGAAATGACATCGGCAACCATCTCTTGTGTTATTAGATCTACAAAGTCATCTTTACGCAAAGCTGATGATTTAGTTGTTTCCTTGTTATCTCCTAGATCTTTAAAAGGAGACTTCATCCAGAAACCAAAGACTCCTGCAGTAGAAACAACCTCTACTAAAAACGCGTTTGCAGAACGTTTAAAGTTGGTTTTACGTGAATCAGGAATAACCCAAACAGAATTAGCTAAATGCATGGGGGTATCACAGAGCCTTATCAGCTCTTTAGTTACAGGGAAAAGACATGGGATTGAATATAGCACTGCTATATCAAACGCTTTAGGGATAAACAAATGGTGGTTGGCTTACGGAGAAGGTGAAATGACAGATTTTTGTACCTCAAAAACAGAGGGGTTATAAGATGACCATTTTACATTCTACTGCAATACCTAATTTACCGAAACCTGACATACATACAGGCGTAATTCTACCTATATTCTTGTTTCGTTTCTGGACTAAAACAGAGTGTCCAGAGAAAAAAGAAGTTATAGCCACCAGCTATGAACAAGCTAAAGAATTACTCGGTGGTGATGTTATTTTCTCTGCACAATTTCCTTGCGAGGCTTAATTATGACTCACGAACTCAACTTAGAAGCTGTTGCAAAAAAAAGTGACCAACTAAACGCCCTTTTATTCCAGCTCAATGCTGAACGCATATCGGGCCAGCCTGAAATAGAGAGTTTAGTTGGACTGGCTTACGAATTATCAGGGGATATCTCAGTATGGTTAATCGAAGAAAATGCACAGAGAGATAATGATCATGACAAAAGAAATAATTAATGTAGATAGCGGGAAAATGCTAGATACATTACACAGAGTAAAAGCATTCTTAATTTCAGCTCAGTTTCTTTCTCGTAATAGCGAAGAGCGAGCAATTCAACTTAGCTTGTTATCTCAAGCAGAAGATGAAATTAATGAGGTTTTAAATGATGAATAACACTAAGTTAAAAGAATCCGCTTGTGATGAATTAGTTTATGCAACTTCTATTTTAAATATCATTATCAACGATAATATAATGCCTAGCGATAATATGTTTAATGCGATTGAATCTGCAGTAGCCAATATAGAAAGAGCTAAAGAAAATGTATCAAGCATTAATACTGACAAATCACCAAAGCCTATCGGTGAAATTAAAATCAGTAATAACGATACAATTGAAACGGCTATCGGGTGTATTTTAAACACATTAGAAACTGCAATTAATTTAAAAGTAGCTGAAGAAAGCGGTCATATTAAAAATTACGATATTCAAATTACAAATTTAATCCAGTCAGCAAAATTAAATTTAGAAACCGTTTATGAAAAAGTAAGTTTCACGGAGGCACAATGAATATCGATGAATTAATTGTTCTTCCTGATTTAAACAAATTATCGGAAAAAGAACTAGGCAACTTAAGAGGTAATTTAGAATTAGCTATTGATTCACTCATTACAGGAATGAAGGTATTCGGCGATTTTATGTTTTGGGCTGATGCTAATGAAAATTATCCCGATGGTAAAGATCATCTTGGTGATGTGGGATTATTTTTAAGCCAAGTATCATTATTGATATCAATATTAAATGACAAACTTGGTGGAATTGAATACGAAATATCAAATCGAAAAATAAAAGGAACACGGGAATGAATAACCAACACGAAGCTATTGAGAAAGCAACTGATAATCAAATTACTATTGCTATGCGCCCTGTCTATATTATCGCAGGTGCTAATCGTGCTTACTTAAGTGAGCGTTCAGCATTAAATAAGCTAGCAAATATCCTCACCGAGCGTGAACTTCATAAGGAAGGCATTGAGACTAACTATGAAGGTGAACAATGCGAACTTGAGGATGGCACAATAGCCTTCAAGCGTGGCGAACCTACCGAGCACTTTATGGAACGCAAAGAAGCTAAACTAACTGAACTTCATGAACGATTAAAGCAAGAACGTAATATTGAGCGACTGCAAAAGGAATATGATAAAGCGGTAGATAAATATAATAAGGCTGAAGAAGAAGCAGATAGATTATTTTATAAATTAAATAATGCTTTAACCAATAAATAAATCATCCATTAAATAAAAATTAATTATAGCGTTCATGCTAGGGATTGCTGCGCTCTGAATCAGGAGTAAGCAACATGGATAAAGTTAATTTACTTGAAATAAGAAGAAAGCGTTTTATCAACTCAGTGCTTATTTACATTAAACAAAATGGAAAGAAAGCTGAGTTTAAATCAAAGGTAAATAATAAAAGCGTTACTACAGAAATTAACTTTGAGAACTTAAATAACTTCTTCCGTGATGTCTATGAAGAAAAAGATTGCCGTCATCGTTGTAAGTGGAGTGATAAAGATATCTATAACACCTATGAGCGTTTATATAAATCTAACGGTTCTATTTCCGACATGGGTAAATACATGATTGATTATATTGTTGAATATTTACCTCCTTACTTAAATGGAGAGGAATATAAATATCATGACGTTTTCTGAATTAATGAAAAAAGGTAAGGAGTTAGAGAATAAAGGATTTTATAGACGCGCAATAGAGCAATATAACAAAGCTTTTATTGTTGCAGAACCACCAATCAAAGGCGCAATGAGTTATCAACAAAAAATAAGTAATCAATCATCTAAGCGTTGCTTAGGTAAAGCAAAAATTAAAGTGACGGAAAGTTATTTATGAAACATGAAAATATGGCGGTAACTCAACTAATAGAAATTCTAAAAGAAAAAATACCAGATTGTCCGGCTTGGATGCTTGATGAATCTCGTATGAATTATGAAGCACTAACACATCAGGAACTAATGGAGTTCGCTGAATACGCAGTTAAGCGCCAGCGTTATATTCAAGCCACAAAGTACCTTATTTATTGCAAGGATCGATTTGGCCTTGATCCCCACGGGAATTATCAGTTTTTTTATAAAAACTTTGGAGCCTACATGGATATTGAAGTGATTGAAACCTTGCTAATTCATCAAATTGAGCGACCTTTATTAGAGGAAAATCCAGAGGAAAAATATATTGCCGTATGGCGTTTTTATACAAATAACGAAACTAGAGAAACTGAAACCGGTATTACATGGCTATTTGACTTCATAGATGACGTGTTTATTAAAGGCTTTCAATTTTTAAATACACCTTTATCAAATAACTCAGTTCACTAGGGAAAATATATGAATAACTTAATCACTATTAACAATACCCAAATGCCTGTTGCTGAATATAAAGGTCAGCGCATTGTTACTTTCTCAATGATTGACCTTGTACATGGTCGACCAGACGGTACGGCTCGCGCTGCTTTTAATCGCAATCGTAACCACTTTATTGAAGGTGTCGATTTCAATGAAGTAGGTTCGGACGTAATACGTACAGACCTACCTGAAGGGATATTTTCTAAATTTGCTCCTAGCGGCATCGTACTGTTTGAGTCTGGCTATCTCATGTTAACCAAGCCATTCAATGATGATGTTGCATGGCAAGTACAACGCGAACTGGTTAATAATTACTTTCGTCCCCCCCAAACCGCTATTAGCGAATTAGAAATGATTGCCAAAATCGCCAGTCATACAGCTCAGCAACAACGTCAAATAAATCGTATTGATGAGAAGGTTGAACAGATGCATGAGACTGTCGAACAAATTAAGCAAGGCACTATTCCTGCAGGGTGGATAGGTTACTCATTAGCGAAAACCAAATCGGGTATGACGATTGATAAATGCAAGACGCTTGCCAAGCAATACGGCGTCCGGAAAGACCAAATAACCATTCTTACCCCAGAAGGCATGCCTAGGCCTATGACGATCATTCATGAGGCTGACTTCATGGTGGCAATGAAACTCATGATGGGCGAAGCAGAGAAACGCGGTACTCGTTGGTATCACCCGAAAATGGGACTATTTCAGGCAATTGGTTGGGAGGATAAATAATGATTATTCAAACACATTTACTTCGTGCTGCTTTAATTTGTGTGGCTAAACATGATCCTCGTTACTACCTGCAAGGTATTCATATCAGCAATAAGTACATTGAAGCGACTAACGGACATGTTGCTGTGCGTATGGAGCATGGCATAAAAACACGCCGTAACGAAATACTTGAATTCAAAGGCTCTATTCCTGCAAAGGCAAACACAACAGAAATTAAATTTACTGAAGAACCTTTTGCTATTCATCGCGACAAAAACGGTCATCGCGTGGGGTTCTCTGCACTTGTTTCACATAAAGGTGCGCGCTTCCCTAATTTAGATCTCGTCATCCCGACAGAATATGAACTTTGTTTACCTCATATGCAGGCTATCTACCTTACTTATCCTGAAAAGATGTTTAGTACTAGTCGCGGATTTCATCCTGTCTCATTTCATCCATCAGGAATGACCAAGCCTTGCCTATTAAAATTTAGTGATGTGATAAACGAAAAATACGGCAATCCGCAATTCATTGTTATGCCCTGCAGAGCTTGAGGTGAAAATGAAAATTGAATACATCCCCAGTGAAGCGGGAAGCGTGGCAAAAGTGGTTATTTTTTCCTTCATCACTGAACGCAGAAAACTAAATCGGTTAGTTGATCGGGCATTACTTTTTACCCCCGTTCACGAAAGCACTATCGGGTTCTTTTTTCGTGTCACCACTCTTTATGGCAAACCGAGTCACGTATTACGGGCTTACAAGATTATTTGCAAGGAGGCAAACCAGTGATTGAGAAGAATAACACTGAGCATGAAGTTAACGAATATGACGATCCGCTTATTAAAGCAATTCATCATTTTGATGATGGTTGCTGTTATATCGAGCCTTATCTTCATGACTTAAATTTTAGGCGATTTATCCATGACGGGGTATATAAGCCCCGCCCTAACCCTAAACAAGTTACTGAGCCAAAATTAACACCGAACATTAAAAAGAAAAAACGTAAATCGAAAGGAGTTCGCCATGCTGAAGTTTGATAAAGATAACCGCTTAATTTTAGATGAACTAAAAACACTTGAAGACTATCTGAGAGCTTTGGCTTATTGCAATTCTTCTATTATGCGCATTGATGCCAGTTTAGATAGACACCAAGAAAGTGACTCAGATTGGGCGATACGCGCAAAAACAGCCCGTAAATACTTGAACTGGCAACGTCGAACAATTTGCGATCAACTGGCTATCTTAAAACGCCAACGTAAAGAGGTCGATTATTCACGCCGAATACTCAGAAATGAAATGTTAGTTGCTGAACTGAAAGAGCGCGTTTCTCACGAAGAGTTTATGCAACTTGTTAATAAAGCCGAAACAGAAGCTAGCGCGCAATTAGTCTCTGTCTTGGAGGTGGATCATGACTATTACTGATTCTGTTTTAATTAAACTCATTTCAGACAACATTGTTGATCCTGGTGATATAACTGATGCCGTTTGGAAGGCGGGTTATCGTAAAACAGATTTTACTACAGAGGAAATCATTCAAATGACGACTGAGCGAGTTGTTGAATGTCTAGATTTAAGTATTCCTGTAGAAGCGTGGCCAACAAAAGTCAAAGACCTCAGCATGTGGGATCTAAATGACATTATTTTTGACGCTTTGGATGTAGCAACACCTGCGGAGATAGCAGCGGTAATATTGAAGAGCGGGTATAGGAAGGGAGGTGATAAATGATTTATGGAGAGAATTACATAAACCCAGTAAAAATTAATTATTCAGTGAGTTACCAAGAGCAAATACAAGGCAAAGAATCGACTAAAAAGTGCAACCCTACTTTTATTGGAACAAAGGAGCTAGCTAAAAGGATTGGTATAAAACCACACACATTACGTGTATGGGTAAGTGAAGGGAAGCAAGCTAAAGAAGGCTTCCCAAAACCTAGCCACCGATTGCAAGAATTACAATTTAGAATGAAAGATATTATTGATTGGGAGAATGGTAAACGATTTTAGTCAATTTATCCCACCACTTCTCATAAGCTTCGCGCTGCTCTTTTAGGTAGGTGTGCTTATCGTACACCTGCCATATCCCCGGTAATTTATGTCCTAGCATAATTTCAGCGACATGAGGTGGCGTTAATTCTGCAATACCTGTTCTCATTGTTTTACGCAAATCATGAATTGACCAAGTGGTATAATTGTCAAAATAACGGGACATTTTTTTATTGATATCTCGAATTATTGTTGTATGTCCTGTTTTCATAAGGCGATCCCCTGAAGCAACTGTAAATAGATAATGGCTGGATTGGCTGATTTCAAATGCTTCTTTTATCCATTCTTTGGCTTGAGGTATCAGCGGTCTTATGATTGATTTTCCTGATTTAGAACCCGTTTTATGTTTCTCTGGAGGTATAGTCCAAATATCTTTATCAAAATCAAAGTCTGTTATTTCAGCGCCAAGTAATTCACCAACGCGAGTTCCAAATAACAACGATAATTTTATTAATAATGCATTGCGCTTATTGTATTTAGGGTTATCAATTAAATTAAATAAAAGGATTAATTCATCATCAGATAATATCCTGTTTTCTTGGTTTCTTTTAACATCTAGGTCTTGGCAGCTCATGCTAGATAAAGGTTCCGAGTTTATTACTCCTCTTCTAATTCCCCATCTATGCGCTGCTTTAGAATAACGCAAGATTCTTTCTGCTATTGCAGGGGATGTTTTGGATAAATTTTCAATAATGGATAACCAAACGTGGATGCTTGCCTCGTCATGAGGTAGATCGCCAATCCTTGGAAATAAATAAAGCTCAAAAGAACGCAGAATTGGGACAGCATTAACCTGTTTACTTTTTAATGACTTTTCCCACCAAAGTCTAATTAAAGACTCTACCGTCTGAGCCTGTATAGCATCTTGCTTTTTGACCTTCTTTACTACCTTTGGATTTTTATTTTGTTCTAGTTCCCCGCGATAAAATAGAGTTAAATCTCTAGCTTCTTTTAAACTGGTAGCAGGATAACTACCAATATCCAATCTTTCAGCTTTCCCCGCCCATCGATATCTAAACTGAAACACAATTTTACCTTTTGGGCTAATACGAATCGACAATCCATCGCGATCAGCTTTTGTTACAATTTTATCTTGAGGCTTACCGTTAACAGCCCTGAGATAAGAGTCAGTAATAGACATAAAAAATCCTCTTTTCGTGAGGACATTATCTTAAATTATGTACACCGGTATGTACACAATAGTAATGATACAAAAGACAAATATCGTGACTACCAATGAATAACCCAAAGACGGAAAAATAAAAAACACTTTAAATACATTGTATTATAATGCATTTATGATGAATCACTTAAACTATATGACCCGCTGTGACCAAATAACTTTATTTACTTAAGAAATAATACTTAATACTTACTATCTGAACTATTCATCAATTTCTACTTTTTCATATTGAAGTAGCCAACGCTTAATATCTAACCCACCAGTATAGCCGACTAACTTACCGTTATGACCAATAACTCGGTGGCAAGGAATAATTAAAGAAATTGGATTGCGTGAGTTTGCCATTCCTACCGCTCTGCAATAATTGACTGAACCTAATGTAAGCGCCAATTTTTTATAACTCCAAATTTCGCCATAAGGGATTGTCTGTAATGTCTTCCAAACACGGCTTTGAAACTCTGTTCCTTCTGGTGCCAAAGGCACAGAAAAGGCGGTACGTTTACCCGCAAAATACTCTTTGAGTTGTTTTATACATTGATTAATTACGGAGCTTGGATTCACAGCAACATCTTTGTCATTTACAAAATAGAGGCTAGTGATCCCTTTTTCATTGGCTGTAATAGAAATATAAGGTTTTGGGAAGCCAACAGGGGCATCGAGATAATCTTGGTACATAATATTTTCTCTGCTGATTTGTCTGTAGCACTAAGAGTAAATCATGCCTGATTGATAAAGCAATCATCTAATTACTCGTATATCTAATAAAAATTGATCAATCGAGCGATCTAAAAATAAAATTAATGCACTAACTATTTAATTTTAATGATAATCATTATCAAAAATCACCATATATTGTGTGGTTGAAAATAAATAACTCTATATATAGTATTTAATCACTTTCCATTATGGATGTGAAAACAGACGCATCCATATTTTTATAAGGGTTATTTTTATGTCTGTTATCCTCTATACCAAACCGAATTGCGTTCAATGTAGTGCCACAGAGCGCGCCTTAAAACAGAAAAACATTCCGTTTGTTGCTGTTGATCTCACCCAAGATACGCAAGCCCTCGCTCACATTGTTTCTATGGGATATCGCCAAGTTCCCGTTGTTGTTCATGGTGACCAGCATTGGTCCGGTTTCTGCCCTGATAAGATCAGACAGATCACGCTCTAAAGGAGCATTTCATGCAAACTGCACCTTTGATCTATTTTTCAAGTCGCTCTGAAAACTGTCATCGTTTTGTACAAAAGCTCAACTTAAAAGCGACCAGAATTTTTGAAGATGAAACATTGCTTGCAACACAGCCATTTGTGTTGCTTTGCCCTACTTACGGTGGCGGCAGTACTAAAGGTGCGGTGCCTAAAGCGGTTATTCAGTTTTTAAATATTTATGAAAATCGCCAACTAATACGCGGTGTTATTGCTTCTGGAAATACAAATTTTGGTACAGCTTATGGATTGGCTGGCGACATCATTGCACAAAAATGCCAAATCCCTTTTTTGTATCGATTTGAATTATTAGGCACGCCAGAAGATGTAAACCGCGTAAAAACGGGTTTAAGCGCATTTTGGTCAAGCCTTACTGACCAATGCGCCATGAGATAATTAACATGACACAATCAATAGAACAACTTGATTACCATGCCTTAAACGCCATGCTAAACCTGTATGATGAGCAAGGTAATATTCAGTTTGATAAAGACAAATTAGCGACACATCATTTTTTTCGCCAACATGTAAATCAAAACACGGTATTTTTTCATGATTTAAAAGAAAAACTTGAGTTTTTAGTACAACAACACTATTACGAAGCTCAAGTATTAGAACAATATGAATTTGCTTTTATCAAACAGCTATTCAAACATGCTTATAGCAAAAAATTTCGCTTTCAATCTTTTTTAGGCGCTTTTAAATACTATACCAGTTACACCTTAAAAACCTTTGATGGTGAGCGTTACCTTGAGCGCTATGAAGATCGCGTCTGTATGGTAGCGCTTACTCTTGCACAAGGTGATACTGATCTTGCTATTCATCTTGTTGATGAAATCATTAGTGGTCGTTTCCAACCCGCAACACCCACTTTTTTAAATTGCGGGAAACAACAACGCGGTGAATTAGTTTCCTGCTTTCTATTACGTATAGAAGATAATATGGAGTCTATCGGTCGATCGGTAAATTCTGCATTACAGCTTTCTAAACGTGGCGGCGGCGTTGCATTTTTGCTCACTAATTTACGTGAAGCAGGCGCCCCCATTAAGCGTATAGAGAATCAATCTTCTGGCGTTGTTCCCGTTATGAAGATGCTTGAAGATGCTTTTTCCTATGCTAATCAGTTAGGAGCAAGACAAGGTGCTGGCGCTGTTTATCTTCATGCTCATCATCCAGATATTTACCATTTTCTTGATACCAAAAGAGAGAATGCAGATGAAAAAGTTCGAATAAAAACCCTCTCTTTAGGGGTTGTTATTCCTGATATCACTTTTGAATTAGCGAAACGTAATGAAGATATGTACCTCTTCTCTCCTTATGATGTAGAGCGTGTTTATGGCGTACCTATGTCAGAGATCAGTATTAGTGAAAAATACAGTGAAATGGTAAATAACGCGCAAATTCGTAAGAAGAAAATTAAAGCGAGGGAGTTTTTCCAAACATTAGCCGAAATTCAATTTGAGTCTGGCTATCCTTATATCATGTTTGAAGATGCGGTAAACCGCGCAAATCCTATTGCGGGTAGAATAAACATGAGCAATCTCTGCTCTGAAATTTTACAAGTCAACAGCGCAAGTGAGTATCACCCAGACTTAAGCTATCGCCATATCGGTCATGACATCAGTTGTAACTTAGGTTCTATGAATATTGCTATGGCAATGGACTCGCCTAACTTTGCCCATACTGTCAGCACAGCAATTAGAGCATTAAGCAATGTCTCTGAAATGACGAAAATAGAGTCTGTTCCTTCTATTGAAAAAGGTAATCTCGCTTCTCATGCGATTGGTTTAGGGCAAATGAATTTACATGGCTACTTAGCTCGTGAAAGGATTTATTACGGCTCTGAAGAAGCGTTAGATTTCACCAATATCTATTTTTATACCGTCACTTATTATGCGTTATTCGCCTCAAATCAATTAGCTATTGAGAAAAAACAGTACTTTAAAGGTTTTGAAAAATCAAAGTACGCAACAGGTGAATATTTTAATAAATATGTATCACAACCGTGGTTACCTAAAACTCAAAAAGTCCACCAGCTATTTAGCCAATCTAATATTCATATTCCAACACAAGAAGATTGGCAGACTCTCAAGCAATCTATTATGACGCATGGGATCTATAACCAAAATTTACAAGCAATACCGCCGACAGGATCTATTTCCTATATCAACCACTCTACATCAAGCATTCATCCTATTGCCGCGCCAATAGAAATTAGAAAAGAAGGTAAGATTGGACGGGTTTATTACCCCGCCCCCTTTATGACTAATGAAAATCGCCAATATTACCAAGATGCGTATGAAATTGGTGCAGAAAAGATTATCGATACCTATGCAGAAGCGTCACAACATATCGATCAAGGCTTATCACTGACATTATTCTTTTCGGATGAAGCCACAACAAGGGATATTAACAAAGCACAAATCTATGCCTGGCGTAAAGGAATTAAAACCTTGTATTACATTCGTATCCGACAATCCGCATTAGCAGGCACTGAAATCAAAGGCTGTGTTTCGTGTGCACTTTAATAATTACAATAAGGAGAACATAGCATGTCATCACCTTTATTAAGTCATGTTAATGCGATTAACTGGAATCGTATTGAAGACGAAAAAGATTTAGATGTTTGGAACCGTTTAACCATGAATTTTTGGTTACCTGAAAAAATTCCACTCTCCAATGACATTCCTTCATGGAGTACATTAACTCAAGCCGAAAAACAGCTCACTATTCGTGTTTTTACTGGGTTAACGTTATTGGACACTATCCAAAATACAGTAGGTGCGCCGACATTGATGCCCGATGCATTGACGCCACATGAAGAAGCGGTGTTATCCAACATCTGTTTTATGGAGGCTGTTCATGCTCGCTCTTACAGTTCGATATTTTCTACACTCTGCTTAACAACTGATGTCGATGAAGCATATCGTTGGAGTGAGGAAAACCCTTACTTACAAAAGAAAGCAGAAATTATTTTGCGTTATTACCAAGATGAAGATCCTTTAAAGAAAAAAATTGCCAGCGTCTTTTTAGAATCCTTTTTATTTTATTCAGGATTCTATTTACCAATGTATTGGTCAAGCCGAGGAAAATTAACTAATACAGCCGATTTAATTCGACTCATTATTCGTGATGAAGCCGTTCATGGTTATTATATTGGCTATAAATTTCAAAATAAGTTATTAAATAAATCCGAATTAGAGAAACAAGATATTAAAGATTTTGCATTCTCATTATTATTAGATTTATATGACAATGAAGTGAAATATACTGAAGATCTTTACGACACTGTAGGTTGGACAGAAGATGTCAAAAAATTCCTTCATTATAATGCAAATAAAGCATTAATGAATTTAGGGTATGAAGCTTTATTCCCTGATGAAATAACCGATGTAAGTCCTGCGATTCTTTCTTCATTATCACCAGATGCAAATGAAAATCACGATTTCTTTTCTGGTTCCGGTTCATCTTATGTTATTGGAAAAACGATTAACACTGAAGACGATGATTGGGATTTTTAA